CTGTAGTGACCATATCTTTTTCAGTAAAGAATTTAGACTTAGATAGTATTGCACTATCTTTAATTGTTGAATTCTTTTTAATTTTTTCAAGTAAGCTCATTAGAAGGATCCTCCATCCATTTTGGTAATTTGTGTTTTCGGTATAATTTCGTTAGTATTATTTTTTTCTTCAAAGAATGATTCTAAACTAGGGCTGACTGCTTTGTCAAGCTCTTTTTTCTTCTTTGCCTTTTTTGTAGGTTCTATTTCCACAGGTTCTTTTAATCTCTTATAGGTTTGATTTGATGCAATTAATAGTAGAACGGCAAGTGGGTCGAATACGAATATAATAATTAGAATTACGCTTCGTACTGCTTTATCTATGAAGTTCGGGTCATCTTTACTATAGAATAACTCGGCTATATACTTGATAGGACCAATTTCTGCCGTTAACTTGTTTTCTTCTGACAACAAAGGCAACTTCTCTGTTGAGATTCTTTTTAGTTCTGCCTGTGTTTCTTGTATCTGAATATCAATCTTCTTTGTTGCAGTTGCTGGGTCGCCGGCTCTTTGTAACAAATAAGTTAATCGTTCTTTGGCAATCTTTTCTTGTGTATCTAATGTTTTTAATTGAACACTATTTGCACCAACAACAATATTTGTATCAAGGTGTGCCTTTGAAAGATATCCAAAGATTCCCATTGAAGTAATTAACATCAGCAGAATAATAGCAGTCAATAGATAGTAACGCATTATCTGCACGGTAACATTCCAATTGTTATATAGCCAAGATACTGTTACCAATTTTGATATTTCGAGAACAGAACCCATAACAATAATTGGCCAGTATGAACCTGGAAATATTTGTGCAAGTCCAATAACTGAATAATAGGCCGCAATTGCTGATAGACCAATTGCAGTTAAAAAAGGTAATAATACTTGTATCATGGATTTTTCCTAGAATGTGGAACATCAAATACAAATGTTATTCTAACTTCATCTCCAACATTTTCCGTTCCATGTGGTTTTTTATTGTCAAACCATAATAGTGTTCCTGGTTCAACAATCACTTCATCATCTCCGCAATGATACTTATATCGACCTTGTATTGATAAATGATATCGGTCTTTCGTTTGATAATATGTACCAACATCAATGTGTGTACCAACAACATCACCAACAGGTAAAGAAAGAAAACCACACCGAGAATGAGCATGAAAATGCCTTCTCATAAAATTAACTATCTCGGTGTGTTTATCATATGCAGAAGTTTTAACACAAAGTTCTGTATTGTATGCCATCTCTCCTGGTTTTGAAATGGCACCCATAACTAATTGTAACACACCTGCTCTAATGGTGTAAATATCTTTATCTAATTGTTGTGTGTCATCAATTTGTTTTTGGCCACCCCAATCTTCACTATACTTTTCTAATTGAGATTTAATTTTTGAAACATTGATGCCTGTTTTAATGATACGAATATCAGCCAAAGAAACTCTCCAAACTATTTCGTTTATCAGTTGACCAATTCATACAATCTAAAATCACTTTGATGGGTTCAAGAAATGCCTTGTCAAATTGCATATCATAATCAACATAAGGTTGCAATTCAAATTCTTTTGGCAACCTGCTTGGGAAAGAAATGACCATATCTTTAAACGGGTTAGGTTGTTTCAGATAGGTGAATTTTAGTTTCTCACCTTCTTGGATAAGAGGATAAGTCTTTGTTAGATTCTTCTGTTTCAAATAATGATTGTAAAGAATTGCACCTTTAACATGAATTGGTGTGCCTTTTTTGTATAGAGTAACAGAATCAGAATACTCTTTCAGACCATTGAGGCCACGGGGAAAAGAAATATCTTCTGGTGGTAACTTCTTAAACTCTTGTCTGAATTCTTCAATGAAGGTATGAATATCATCTTCAGTACCATTAATCACAATCTTAATAGATAGTCTCATCTTCTCACGAATAGCCGCAGGTGTAGATGACTTAATCATTTCAAGACCCATAACTTTCATCTGTGGTTCTTTATATGCAACACCTTCATTGTTGTAAATGTTTAGAATGTATCGTTTCTTGGCAGTCCAAATACCTTTGTTTGCCAATGCTTCTCGTTTCATTTGCATCTTTTGGGCATACGCATGAACATACGTAGCAAGCTCCTGATAAGATGAATCAATAAACGGTTGGATTTTATCTTCACATACACGGTCCATGAAGGCAATAACTTGTTGTTTGTCGATGTTTGAAGGAACAGAATCTTTTTGTCCCGTACCATACACATTGTCAACAAGCGGACCAAGACGGAGATAAATCGAATCTGTGTCAGAGGCGATAACATAATCTTCTTCAGTCTTTAATAATTTGTTTAAGTATCCATTTAGTTTATTTTCAATCCACCTAATAGACAACTGGCCAGCAGTAGTGACGCCAAGAGCCATTCGCAAATCATAAAAGCGGAAATACTGGCTACCAAGAGCACCATAAGCAGAATTAAGAGAAACTTTCTTTGCAAGTTGTAGGTTGTCATATCGAGCAATCTTATTTTTTAAATCTTTCTTTTTGTTCAGGTCAGTTTCAACTTCATAGTCTTTCTTGGCCTGAATCATCATCTTCTTAAACTTACTTCTGTCAACATACATTTCTTCTAACATCTTTGGTAAGAAACCTTGTTTGTCAGTACGAAAGAATTGACCATTTGGTGTAATTGTAACACCAGATAGTTTAGAAGTATCAAGTTGTTTATCTAACATCTTATCAACAGACACACCACTCATAATCAATTCACGCATTTCTGGTGTGTAATCAGATGTTTCAACTAATGTCTCTGGTGAAATATTAAATTGCATCATCAAATGAGGATACAAAGAGTTCAAGTCAAAACTGGCAACCCAATTATGTAAACCAACTTGTGGCACTTTAACATAGGCGCCTTCAAATGCCGATGACTTATGTTTTTCTTCTTTTGGAGGAACAATGATATTCATGTCCAACAAGTAGTTATAGATTAGTGCGTCCCACATCCTTGTTTGTGCAAAGATATCTTCAAAGTTTGTTTTGGTGTCATATGCCAAAGTCAGACCAAGTTCAATCAGTTTCAATTTCGATTCAAGTTTGAAAATCAATTCAACGTCTTTGATGTTATACTCAATAAACTTTTGATGATTCAGTCGATACAATGCATGAAGGTTATCAAACTCATCATAAGAAATCTTACCTTCACCAAGTTCAACTTGTGCAATGGCATCTAGTCTATATGATTCTTGTGACTTACCACCTGGCGCATACCATCTGTATAGTTCAATATAATCTAATGTAGATACACCAACGAATTCATATGCAGTCAACTCTCGGTTGTTTACAACAGCCTTGCGACTACTAATGAAGTTCCAAGGTGATAACTTTTTTGTATCATCTTCACCAAGAATTTTATTAAAACGATTTACAAGATAGGGAATATCAAAGAACTTAATGTTCCATCCTGAAATTACATCAGGACAATTTTCTTCCCAGAATCGTAGAAACTTTTTACATAATTGAAACTCATCATCACATTTCATATAAGTTTCATCACCACGCAATTCATAATCACCACAACCAAACACAACTGTTTGACCATTGAGATACTTAACACAAATTGCGGTGATAGGTTCGTTTGCAAGATATGGATCAGGAAATCCATTCTCAGAACCAACCTCAATATCTATTACTGCAATAGATAGGTCTTCAATCTTCCAGTCAACCATACCTTTTTGTTCATCAGCAATAAATGCATATGCATAACTGTTGTTACCATAGATTCTAAAATTCTCAACACCTTCATAACGCTTGACGAAATCTCTAGCCTCACGGATAGATTCAAACTTCATTGGCTCAAGATATTCACCATCAAGTGTATTGAACTTGGTCTGTTTTTTGGAAGGCAAAAACAAAGTCGGCGTGTAAGCAATTTTGTACTCAACACGCCGGCCATCTTTAATACCACGATAAAGAATATTGTTGCCAACAGAGGCAACATTTGTATAATATTTCATTCAATCATTGT